GGGTTCCGCAAGAGCCCGCTCGTGACGACTACGGGCAACAGCCGCTCGGCGGCTGGCTCGCTGGACATCACTGACTACCTGGAGACCGTGAAGCTGATGGGCTCCGGCGGAGTCAATGGGTTCGACCGCTCCAAGGTCGGGTTCATCGTCGACATCCCCACGCACTACAAGACGAGCACCCTGCCCGAGGTTCTGACTCGGGATGTGTTCGTGAACCCGACCCTAGAGGGCGGGATCTTGAAGGGCATCTTCGGCTACTCGCTGGACGCCTCCGGCCAGATGTGCAAGAACGGCGGAGCGGGCGGGTTGTCCGAAGCGACCGGCAAGTGTGACGAGACCGTTGCGGACAATGCCTATGGCTCGATCCTGGCCGTCCGCTGGGACCAGTGGCGATTCGGTTTCCGACGCCGGATGACGATCGAGAGCACTCGCATCGCCAATGCCGACGCGACCGAGATCGTGGCCCTGATGCGCTGCGGCCTGATCCAGCGCGACACCGAAGCCTCGGCGATCACGTACTACGTGGGCGTCTGAGATCCGCTGAACGACTAGAGGGAGGGCGGGGCTCCGCCCTCCCAAGGCCAAAGGACTCCGGTAACACGGGCACCTCGGCCTGAAGGGAAGATGTGACATGGCAAGCAAGCTGTATGTCCTGCGCAAGGGGAACGATGTGGTCGTTCGCGGCCTCACGGCAGCCCCGCGCGTTGCGCTCTCGACCCAGAGCTACGGCTATGGCGTCGCTTTGGGCTCCGACGACGGTCGGTTCTTCACCGCTGGCGCGGCCCAGAAGCGGTACCTGGTCAGCATCACGGGCACGCGCGCGTCCGGCGCCGCAGTCACGGGCGACTCGAACGACGCCCTGCTGAAGATGTCGGGCAACAACTACGCCGCCAACGATGCGAACTTCATCTGGCGCGGCGCCAATCTGGCCATCGCCAACCGCTCCGGTGGTGTGGCTGGTCGGATGGAGCACTCGATGGGCGTGCAGGCCAAGTCAGGCGGCACAGTGAGCACGCTCTTGGGCCTCACGATCACGATGGAGAACTACGGCACCTGCGCGACTGAAGCAGGCGGCCTGGACCTCATCGTAAGGAACGAGGCCACCACCGGCTTGGCCCTGAGCTACGGCCTGCGCATCCGCAACGATGACCGCTCAAGCCAGGCTGCCGTCCAGAGCGCGATCAACATCGCTAGCCACGCCTCCTCGGGCGGCTTCCGAGAGCTGATCGACGCCTCGGGTGCTGTGCTCACGGAGTACGACACGGGCACGAAGGTCGTCCTGATGAAGTTCCAGGGCGCCGACGCGGCCACGTACTACCTGGTCCACGACACCGACTCCGCGACCGTTGTGGCAGTTGCCACCAGCGTCTCGTAACGAAGGAGAGAAGGGCGATGCAACTGACTAAGGAACGCCTCCAGCCCGAACTAGATAACCTGCGCCTTACACACGAGGGCACGCGGGAGCTGTTCGACCGCGAGGCGGGAGCAATCCAAATCCTCGAGCAGTTGCTCGCCCTTCTCGACGCGCCTGAGCCCGAGAGGGCAGAGGAAGGTGAAGCATGAAGGTCAAGTTTCTCAAGGGCTTCCAGGGTCGAGAGACCCGGAACCTATGGTTCGAGGCTGGCAAGGTTGCCGACCTCGATGAGGAGATGGCCGTCCTCGTTGTGAGGAATGGCCAGGCTGAGTTCGTTCTCGACCCGGAGGACTTCGCCGCGCTGGCGGTAGAAGCCGCGGGCGATGAGCCAGGCGAGGTTGAGCAACTCGGCCCCGCTGATGAGCTGCCCGAGCCTGTGGCCGTGAGCAAGCCGAAGGGCAAAGGGAAGCGAGGTGGACGATGAGACGAATGCGCCTGCCTTTCACGACTGATGCCAGCGGCGACGTGACCGTCAATGGTGAACGGGTCATCCTGGGGAAGCTGTATGCCATTCAGGCCGACATCGACGCCACGGTCAACGGGGCTATCGACCTGACCATCTCCACTCAGGGGGCGGCCGGATCGAAGACCATCCTTACGCTGTCGAACCTCGCGGGAGATGGGCTGTTCTACCCGCGGGACCTGGTCCACGACGCGTCCGGGACGGCTCTTACCGGAACCTCCGGCGGGGATCGCACCATGCCCCTGCTCGAGGGCAAGCCGCGCGTGGTCGTGGCGCAGGGTGGGAACGCCCTGAGCGGAGCCGTGACGCTGTACTTCGAGGACTAGCATGACGATCGCCAACGGCTACTGTACCTTGGCCGAGGCCAAGGCGCTGCTCGACATCACGAGCACGAGCGCGACCGACGATGCGGTCATCGAAAGCATGGTCGAGCAGGCCTCGCGCGCCATCGACCTATTCATGGGCCGGCAGTTTTACGCGGGCACGGAGACGCGCTACTTCGACGTTCCCTCGGGCCGAAGGCTTGACCTGGACAAGTCACTCTTGGCAATCACGACGCTGACCAATGGGAACGCCGTCACCATCGCGAACACCGAGTACAACCTCTGGCCCAAGAACGGCGTGAGGCATTGGGCGATCGTGATGAAGCAGACATCCTCGATCATCTGGCAGCCTGCCTCCAGCGGGGACACCGAGGCGGTCATCACCATCGCCGGGTCATGGGGCGACGTTGACCGGGCAGGAACGGATGCCGAGAGCGTCATGCTTACGGGCGTTACCAAGCGGGCCTGCCTGATGACGGTGGCAGATGCGCGCAAGAAACGGTACGGCGCGAGCGAAACTGGCTCGGTCGCGATCACCGGTGCCGGCGTGGTCATCACGCCCCAAGGACTGCCCCAGGACGTGCGGGACATTCTCGCCATCCTGCGGAGGATGGTCTGATGGCGTTCACTGACGTTGCCGAGGCGATCGCCGCCCTTTCGGTGAGTGGGGTCACGTTGAAAGACATTGATGCCATCCCGGAGAAGGTCGAGGCGCGGGACTGCCCGATCCTCTTCCCGAGGCCGAACGAGTTCGTAACCGACTACGAGTTGGAGATCAACAGCTTTGGGTCTGCGGCGGCCAAGAAGACTGAGAGATATAAGCTCAACTATGTCTTCCTGCATGCCCCCATCGGCGCGGAGAGAGGACTGTTCGCAACACATCCAGACCTCGTGGCGAATGCCAGAACCATTCTGAGTGCGTTTCGCGATAACGATGCACTGGGCGGGGCGGTGGACATCCAGCCATCGGCAATAGCGTCTTTCGGGCCCACACAAGACCCGAGCGGTAACACCTTTCACGGATGCATCATTACTTTGTCCGTGACCGAGTTCGTGAACTAGGAGTGGCCTATGGCTACAGGTAGAACGGTCGCAAAGCATACGCGCGTGTACGCAGGAGGCTACGACCTTTCTGGATACACGCGGGGCATCGGGCCACTATCGGTCGAGTTCGACGAGGCCTCGCTTGTGGCCCTGACGGACGGGGCGCGGGGAGTGCTTCCTGACGTTGGGAAGATCGGCATCGGGACGCTAAACGGCGTGTTCGACCCTGTTGCGACTGTTGGGCTCCACGCGCTGATGAACGGCGCCGGGGTGATGCGGACGATGCTCGTGGCAATCGGAATGCGGGCAACTCCCGCTCAGGGCGATCCGGCCTTCCTGGGAGAGTTCGAGCAGAAGTCCTACATGGCCGACCAGGATGGCGGGGCTGTCGTGGCCACCGTTCCCTTCGAGGGCTGGTCGGCGCGTGCCGCTTCGCTGCTCTACAACAAGCCCTGGGGCGTGCTGCTCCACGCGTCCGGGGCAGAGACGGGAGCCAACTCCGCCGTTGGGGTGGACGATTACGGTGCCTCTCCTCCCTCGCGCGGCGGGTACATGGTCTACCAGATCTTCGCCTATGGGGGGACAGGCTCTGCCGTTATCACCGTCCAGGATGCGGCCACCAACCTGGACGGATCATTCGCCCTGCTCTCTGACGGCGTGGCCGACATGACCAGCGGAAGCATCGCACATACCGCAATGCCCTGCGCCGGCATGGTCGCAATCTCGACGACGGCGGCCGTCCGTCGCTATCTCAGGTGGCAATTGGCTTTGACCGATCTAACGAGCCTGACGTTTGCTCTAGCGTTCGTCAGGGGCTAAGGAGACAGGCATGGCTGCACAGACAGGAAGAACCGTAAGCAAGTTCGTCAAGTTCTACGTGGATGACTCGAACGCTGTCCTTCGGGAGATCCCGGTTGACTCGATCAATGGAGTCGGCCTCGACTATCCGGCCAAGGACAATGTGGCGTTCCAGGATGCAATCCGCAGCGTCCTGCCGGAGATCCCGGACTGCGAGATCACCATCACCGGGCCGTTCGACAACTCGGCGGCCGCTACCGCGTCGGTTTCAGGCGCCGCTCCGTCTCTCTCGGGATCGCACACTGTCCTGAGCGGGATCGTCGGCGGGGTGACGCCTCTCGCGTTGTGC